CAGATTCGAACAATAGCGGGGAAACTACTGTTAAAGTAGTATGCGAAGATTATAACTTAAACTACATAAATAGTAATTTCTACGGGTGCACAGCAACTTTTCGAAGAGTGTATGAACCATGAGTAATGATATAATTACTACCGATTTACAGAGTCAGGAAATATCTGACGCTTTAATTGAGTTATATGAGTTAGAGCTTTCAGCAGACACCACTTTGTATTTTCACCCAGGAGTAGACGAAGCGCTTGGCGAAATTACGTATGATGGAAATACTTATATTGCTCTTCCTCTAATAATGGAGGGAATGGAGGCAAACTCTGATGGTGCTACAAATCGTCCCTCACTTACTATTGCAAATGTAGCAACTTTATTTAGAACTACTGTTAATAACGAAGGTTTTGATTTTGAAGACTTAATCGGCAAAAAAATTACACGAAGACAAACACTCGAAAAATATCTAGTAAATGCGGCGTATGAGTTTCCCAAAAAAGTATACTTACTAGACAGAATATCTTCTCAAAACAATGTATTAGTATCTTTTGAACTTTCGGCTCCCTTTGATGTTTCGGGTATTCGTTTACCTAATCGCGTAGTGGTCGGAAAATATTGCTCATGGTTATACCAAGGATATGAGACAACAGGAAAGGGTGGATGTACATGGGCAGCAACAAGTATTCGAAATTATAATGGAACAAATTATGAAGTCTTTTTTGATGTAGATGATCGTCCGTTAATTGAACAGGGGTTAGTTACTTTTTCGGCGTGGTCTTCTGGAACTTATGCGATAAACAGTTTTGTAACTTATGACGGTAAAAAGTGGAGATCTGAGACAGATACAAATACAGATACCCCAAGTTCAACAAATATTAACTGGAAGGAAGTAATTGAGTGGACAGACTGGAATTCTGCAACTACATATTCTACGGGAGCATACGTAAAAAGCGAAAATAATATTTGGAAAGCATTACGAAGTTCTATAAGTAGCACACCCTTATTGGGATCTCTGTATTGGACACGAGTTGATTATTGCGGTAAGACTTTAAACTCTTGTAAATGTCGTTTTCAATTTTCTCCTGTTAGCGGCGTAGCTTCTGCAATTAAAGAAACCGATAAAGTACTACCTTTTGGAGCATTTCCCGGCAGTGTTAAATTTAAGTAATTTTTTAGAAGAGATTCAATGCCATTTTGAGAAAGAATATCCTCGAGAAGGCTGTGGTGTTATTGGGATAAGTAAGGGAAAGTCTTACTGGATACCGTGTAAAAATATTGCAGAAAATCAAGAGGATTTTATTTTTGATTCAAAAGAATACTTGACACTCAAAAGAAAGTATGATATAATTGCAATTATTCACAGCCATCCTGACTCTACATCAGAACCTTCACAATGTGATATAAATTATTGTAATGCTTTAGGAATTCCTTACTATATTTTTAGCTATCCAGAAATGGATCTAACACTTTTAAATCCGACAAAAGTTTTTAATCCGCTAATTGGAAGAGAGTACGAGTTTGGCGTTCGAGATTGTTTTGAAGCAGCACGAGATTGGTATTCTGAGAACGGCATAGAACTTCCTGCACGAGAGCCTTTTGAAGATGATTGGTGGGAAAAAGAATTAGACTACTTTACAGAAGAATATATTAGTTCGTGGGGATTTAAAAAAGTGAATGAACCTCAAAAAGGTGATCTTCTTGTCTTTAATGTAGAAAGTGTTGTTGGAAATCATTGTGGAATATATCTTGGCAATGATGTGTTTTTTCACCACGCGCAAAAAAGGCTTTCATGCCGAGAAAATTTATATCCTTTTTGGATAAAACATTTAACGAGTATTTATAGATATGATGCGTAACATTTATTTAGAAGGCGAACTCGGGGATCGATATGGCAGAGAGCTAACTGCAAATGTTGACTCTGTTCGAGATGCTTTTCGATTAATAGAAGCAAACTATCCAGACTTTAAAACGTATCTTGTAGGCTGCCATGAGAAAGATATAGGGTTTACCGTAGAGGTTGCCGGAAAAGCAATTGAAAAAGAAGAAGATTTAATTTTTCCAATTCAGTCTGGTGATATTGTAATTTCTCCAATTCCTGCAGGATCAAAAAGTGGTGGCGCAAAAATACTTGCAGCAATTGCAATTATCATATTAACTGCAGGGGCCGGTGCTGTATGGGCTGCCGGAGGTATTCAAGCCCTTGGCGGCGGTTTAGGAGCTTTACAGGCAGGTTTTGCAGCAGCTATGACAACTAAACTAGGATTACTTGCAGTATCTCTATCCCTAAGCCTAGCGATGACGGGTATACAGCAGCTTATGGCTCCGGACCCTGCAACAGATTCAGATGAGCCGAGTTCTTATATGTTTAATGGGTCTGAGCAAAATGTAATTGAAGGAGACCCAGTTCCAATTCTATATGGAGAGCTTCGAGTTCCCGGTCGTCCAATTGCATTTAGCGTAGTCAATAACTCGTTTACTTTTAGCACAGGCATTAATTATGGCAATACCAATGACGGCGGCGACTCTGCGACTGCTCCAACCACAGAAGGCATAGAAACTGATAATAATAACTATAGCAGCGCGCAATAGTAGAGAGGACTATATATGGCAACTAAATCTGTTACAGCAAAGGATAAAAGAATTGTAAATGAGATGGCAAGTACCATTTCTAGGACATCTGGAGCTGAACGAGATCAAATAATTTCAATTACTGATTTAATTTCAGAGGGAGAAATTGAGGGTCTTGTACAAGGAGAGTCCTCAATTTATTTGAATGACGATAATATTGTTGAGCCTTCTCAAAGTTCTATAAACTCTTCTTATTTACAAAACAGTGTTTTAACCGCTACAAATGGGGCTACAACAGGAACTATAAATAAAGAACTTTCAATGGATCTTTCGAATGAAGCCGTTTATAGAGTTGCGTATATTGAAGGAGCTTACGTATCTGCTGTTACTGTTGGTGCTGTTGCGACTAATCCGAGAGCTGAGCTAACAATTCCTGTTATTCCTTTAACTACTTCATCAGCTTTTTTTAACGCAGAAGAAATGAACTGGGTAAACTTAATGGGAGTAGCCTCTGCTACTTTAAAGATAGTCTCTACTGGAGTAGAAATTCAAGGAAGACTTGATATATCTTCTACTACTCAAGCTAGTTTTAATCCCACCGTACTTGACCCAAATATTGCAAATCGTTTTGTAGCGGCAGCTCAAGGAGAGGCTGTATCTATTTCAATACGTGGAGTAGTAAACATAATAAGTATTTCTAGTGCGGTTGGAATAAGCACTGTTACGTTTGAAGAACCTTTTCCTTATGCCAGCGGAAATTACTCACTTAGAATCTCTGGGCCTCGTACAAATAACCCAAATGACCTAAGTACTTGGACAAATTTTTCTAAGTTTAAAGGAATTACTGCACAAGAGAGAAGAGGAAAAGCAGAACAGCCTCCAATTACAAATTTTGGTGACGTAAGTGGGACAGCACTTACCTCTACTACTTTTCAAGCACAGCCTCTCGAATATAATGATAGTAGCTCTGAAAATCCTACCAACCCTCCAGAAAAGCCTGTTGTAATTTCTGCAACCTCTTCTTCTTCAACAGGTTTAGGTCTAAATGCCGCTCAAGTTCGTGAAGTTGATGAAGTTCGCCTTCTTTTTACATATTCATCGCTTAAAAATAATAAAGCAGAAAGCGGCGCAGATGGCGGTGCTGGAGTTAAAACTAAAATTGAATTAACAATTTTTCGAGGAACAGAAGAGTCTACAGTTACTCTTGTAAATGCTAGAAATCATTCTGGAAATACTACGAGTCCAGTTAGCTTTGAAGAGAGAATTAATTTAGAGCCTTTCAAGCCTTTTACAGACTTTAAAATCACTGTTACTCGTTTAACTCGACAAGACGGACGAGGTGTAAATCAAGACGGAACAAATAAAAAAACGGAATGGGAAGTTACAGCTCCTGGCGCACTTACTTCTGTTACTTCGATTATAAAAGAAAATCTTTCCTATCCCTACAGTGCTTATGTAAATCTTACTTTTTCTTCTAAAGAATTTCAATCAGTTCCAACTCGTACCTATCATGTTCGAGGATTAAAAGTAAGAGTACCTTCAAACTATACGACTCGAGAAGAAAATGGAACAAACTTAGCAACTTATTCAGGGCTTTGGGACGGATCTCTCGATAAGATAGTCTACACAGATAATCCTGCTTGGATATTTTACGATATTCTTTCAAATAATCGTTATGGATTAGGAGAGTGGATTAGTGTTAATGATATTGATAAGTATTCTTTATATAGAATTGCAAAGTATTGTGATGAACTTGTTCCAGATGGAAAAGGCGGAGAAGAGCCTCGTTTTCGTTCTAATATTTACTTAACTAAATCTACAGATGCTTATAAAGTTTTAAAAGATATGGCTTCTTCATTTCTTTCTATGCTTTATTGGATGGACGGTCAAATTGTAACTGTAATCGATCAAGCAAAAGATCCAATTTATACATTTTCAAAAGGAAACGTAATTGATGGGGCATTCTCCTATGAGACAACAGGAAGTAAAACTCGCGCAAATCAAATAATTGTAACCTGGAATAATCCAGTAAATAACTATGCTCTCGAACCTTTAATTGTGGAAGACCGAGAAAATATTGTAGAGACGGGAAGAATCATTACAGAAGATGCAGCTGCTTTTGGATGTACTTCAGAAGGTCAAGCCCTCAGATATGGACGATGGAAACTTTGGACTGCCGTAAATCAAACTCGTATTGTTAGTTTTAATACTTCAATTAATGCCGCATTTTTAACTCCTGGAGATATAATTAAAATTCAGGATGCAGATGAATATAATATTGCGTATAGTGGAAGAGTGTCAAACAGCGGTACACTTGATACAAATACAATTCCACTTGATCGAACAGTTACACTTAATGCTGGAAGTACCTACTACTTGAGCGTATTACTTGAGCAACCAACTGTAGCAAATGAAGGCGAAGAGGAGAAAACAGATACAAAAGTTGAAACAATTCAAGTAACAAGTACTGGAGCTGTAAGTAGTCTCGAACTTGCTTCTGCTTTTTCAAGTATTCCTCCTCGGTCAAGCGTTTGGGTTTTACAAGAGGAGACGCCTTTAGGAACTTCTGAAACGTCTGCAAAAGATTATAAAATACTGGCGATTACTGAAAACGAAAAAAATAATTTTTCAATTACCGCAGTGGAGCATTACAACGAAAAGTTTGACGCAGTTGACCAGAGCTTCTCTCTTGTAGTCGAAAGAGGTGTAGAGCCAAACTATGCAGCACTTGAAACTCCTCCCCCTCCAGCTAGTATATATATTCAAGGCTCCCCAGATTTTAACAAGCCTGGAAATGAGTTTCGACTTACGTGGGATTCTCCAAAAAATCCAGACGGGTCTTTATACTCTTTTGTATCAGGTTTTGAAATTTCTCATAATGTTCCTGGATACGATAGCCCATTAATTCTTCCTGCCAGCCCCTCTTCCTTTTTGTTTGAAAATGTAGAGGAAGCAACTTATTCTATAGCTATCAGAACACTAAATAGTACTGGTAAAAAATCAACCGCAACAACAGGTACGTTTTTTGCTGAGAATCAGTTTGAATCTAGCATACCTAGAGGTGCGGGAGGCATACCTACATCTGGTGCTACTAGCACTCCCTTAATTATCGATCAATCAGGACTTTTACGCTTTAAAGAAGAGCCTTTTTCTTTTATATTTCCGCAAGACGGAGGGCAGGCAACAAACTTTGCAAGCGCTAATAAAATAAATACATACGATACCGCACTTGTATTAAATACTGGCTACGATGTAACATTTAACCATAATGGAGTATTAGCAGTACTTGGTAAGGAGACTTCTGGTGGTTTAATATTATGGTATGATGCACTTAATGCTTCCAGTAACTGGACACTGGCTGTTCAAAATATTACACGCCAGTACAGCCAATTTGGTGGCGCTAATACAATAACTCTTTTTATTGAGCACACTTTGCTAGAAGAGGGCGAGTCAGTAAAAATAGAGGACAGTAATAATTCTTCTTTAGTCTTCTATGCAAAAGTTGCATCGGCTACAAGCTATAGCTATACATATGGTCAAGTAGTCTTTACTAGTTATACTTATACGTTAGATCGGGCCATTCCTGCAGAGGGGTATACTGTTTTTAATGTATATAAAAGTGCATCAAAAGAATACGTAGATCCTACATTAAGTACTTTCGTAGGTAAACTTACTCGAACAGGCTCTTCAAGCTCTACTTTTATTCCATTAATTACTCCTGATCCTTTACAGGTAGATCTTCCTCCAACTACTGTAAGATTATCCAGCTCAGATTATAAGATAGTATATAATGAATCAAGTGTAAATCCTACATATATAGACGAAACTGGAACCGAAATTACAGGTGTTGGAAATATACTTCTAACTGCTGACGCTTTAAATATAGATACACCCCTATACAGGTTTACTTTAGAAGGTCAAGTACAGCCGTGGACCGAAAGTCCTACCGTAAGTATTCCTGTTCCTCAAACTTTTTTCAATAATGCAAAAGTTTATAAAGTAGAAGTAGCAAAAAAACCTACTGGCTGGACCGGCGACGGGGTTGTAGCAGATC